CCAATCCCATATCTTTTTATTGAACTTCATGTCCCTATAGACTTCCTGTTTATGGAAGAATGGTTCACCCTGATTTTGTGGGAGGCAACCATACAATTCAAACGCATCGAACAAACCATAGTTGTCCAATCTATCTGCATCAGGGCCTGGGATGACCCAATCATATTGTTTATGTGCAGCAAGTCCTCTTACAAAAGCATACTGGAACATTTGATTTCCTAGTCTACCTTCGTTACCTAATCCTTGAAATGAAATTGCCATTACTCTCCACCTCTTGCATCAAAATATTTTGCCATAAGATATCCATAATAACCTAATGCACTAAAACATGCAACTCCAATTAAAAATTCCATTACTTACTCCAATAGTGTGTCTGCCAACGGGCAGGAACCATCATACTTGTATCCAAGTGTGACATGGAAGAACCATACCACTTCTCTGGGTCAGGGGCGATGACTTTACCCCTATCTCCTTGCAACCATGCACCCCACCAACTGAATGAACTGTTGGCGATGATGGCACCAGAACAAAGACTCATCAAACATAGATCAACCTGAGGCAGAAGTGTGTTCTGCATCTGGCCTGTGCCATCAATAGTTTGATATTCATATCTCTCAGGATTATCATTAAAGATAAACCTATCGTTGTCAAAGAATGATTGATTCTTACACCAATCTAAATCATCTGTGAATACAAAACATGGAGTATCAGGACTCCAAAATTCTAGCGCAGTTTTAAAAAATGTAAGCGGGAGGATGGGGTGGAATTCCTCTCTTCCAATATTATCGGACTGACGAATGTGCAGAAAAATAGGAGGACTATCCAAAGACCTGATGTAATCAGTACAAGGTTCGAGAACATCTTTTTTAAATGTGAAGTCTTCACGGATCTGATCTGCAATGTGTACAAAGTAATCTTCTGTTTGTAGATAGGCATCTATGTTGACACCATCTGTACAGTAAAATAAACTCTCATCAAAAGCATGTGTAGATTCTTTGACTGTCATGCCATCATTGAACCCAAGATTCTCAGGTTGTACATGCTTCATTTCAAATGTATCAAACAATCCATAATTATCTTTATGGTTACAATCAGGTGGCGGAATCATCCACTGATACTGATTGTAATTTGCGATTCCTCTGAGTGAGGCATACTGAAACATTTGGTTTCCAAGTCTACCATTACTACCGAGGCGATTATAACTAATCGTCAAAGGTCAATCCTCCATGTCTTCTCATGTATTTCATTATGGTTCTTGACAAAGATAATATTATCTCCATAATCTTCTTCGAGTTCTTCGCCATACTCATCTACGACATCATCAATCTCTTGCACATATACTGTGTGACCATCCTTCAATAGATCTTCTACGAGTCTGAGTCTTGGACTTTCAACTACCAGATCACATCCTACCTTGTAACCAATACTATCAATGAAAAAAGCAAGACCTTCTGTATTGCACTCGACACAGTAGTTCTTAATGAACTCTGCATGTGCTTCATTAAAATCATCAGTCACTTGAGGAAGACTATACTTAAGACCAACCTTATCAGCATAGTATCCTAAAGCACGGTTGTCACGGGGCAAGCAAGGACCTCCGAAACCCAAACCATAGTTCAAATATTTAGACCCAATTCTGCTGTCCGCTCCAATGGATGACAAGATCTTTTCAATCTCTTTACCACACCCAGAGTTGTATAGAATCTGACCCATCATGTTAGCATAACTGATCTTGTATGTAAGGAAACAGTTGATACCAATCTTAGTGATCTCTGCAGCAGTATTAGACATGGGATAGAAGTTTACCTCTCTCTCCATGAATGAAAGATAGATTGATTTGATAAGTTCAAATCCTTCCTCATCATTGCCACCACACAGAATCATATCTGCATTTTTCATGTCTCTGATGATTGTTCCTTGTGCAACAAACTCAGGACTATAGAATACACTTATACCTCTTCCTTCTAATTTCTTATCTACCCTATCTACAAAGCCTGGATTGGTTGTGCATCCGACAATAAATTTCTTTCCTTCCAAGTTGGGAGACCTGAGAAGATCACACACAACATCATCAACTAAACTACAATCATAACTGCCATCATCTAGAGAGGGAGTAGGAACAAAAGTAAAGATAACGTCAGAGGATTTAATAACATCTTGATTGTTGGTACTCGCTCTTAGTTTCTTAGATCGAAGCAAAAGATCTTCTACTTCTGGTTCGTTACTATAAAGTTCTTTAGCATTAAGTTTACTGACATAACTTTGTTGTATGTCAGAAACGAATACATCATGACCAGCGGACTCAGCAAGAAGGGCAAAGCAAATGCCAAGTCTCCCTGCACCGATAACACCGATTTTCATTTTGAAATTAAACCTCTAATTTATACGTTGGGATAGGATCCATTTTGTGTTTGTTTTGTGCATTAAATTTGTTCAAGATCTCTAAGGCAGGACCTGCACCAGTTTCCATTGCCTCTTCTAGTTGTTCGTATGAAGCGCCAATCTGGTCTTCATCGTTTCTACCATCCTCCCACAGTCCATCTGTAGGAGTTGCATTGATGATCTCAGGGATCACTCCGAGTTCTCTTCCGAGTCGTCTGACTTCGGACTTGTAAAGGTCCGCAATCGGAGCAATGTCAACCCCACCATCACCATACTTAGTATAAAAACCGACTCCATAATCTTCTACCTTGTTACCTGTACCTACTACGATACCTCCTACATTTGCAGCGACATGATATAGTGTCACCATGCGGAGGCGTGATTTTGTATTGGCTTTCGCCAATGGATTTCCAGTATACTCCATACCAAACTCTTTTGTCAAATCCGACATTAACTTGGCGTAACTTTCGGAAAGATCTGCCTTGAGATGTTTTACATTGGTATAGTTTTTTGCCAACCAAAACATGTGTGCATCAGAGAGTGTCTCCTGATCTTTCTTTTGATTCAGTGGCATACCAATAACGAAAGTTGGTAATCCTGTTCTTGCAGCAAGGGTAGAAGCAACGGCAGAATCAATTCCACCAGAAACTCCTACCACAAAACTGGTCACATGATTATCATGTGCATACTTACACAACCACCCAACCATATCAATAGTCAGTGTTTTGTAATCTTCAATTCGATTCATTTTCTAGTTGCTAGAATGACAGTGTTTTCATAATCACGACCTGTATCAAAGGTGTAATCTTTTTTGATCTTCTCAATGAAATCATTATAATAGAATTCATTAAAGTTGACAAGGTTGTATATCATATAAACATATTTTGAATTCGTGATAATCTTATCGTAATATGCCATCTGTGTAGGCAGATCACATTCAGATAGAGCATAGTTACTAATGAAAAGATCTACATCTTTGATCTCTTCGTACTCTGTACACGGAATACATGTTACCTTATCTTTTAGATCTTCAAACTGATCTAGATATTTTCTTTGCAAGGCAGATACCTCTGGTAAATCAATGAGAATGTATTGATCAAACTCACACACTTTACTCAAGACTCTACAGAGTCCACCATATCCACCACCTACTTCTACAATCTTACTAACAGGAGCACCATCAAGTAAGAATCCACACTCAAAAGTATTCTTCATATACCTGAGAGTTGTAGGAGATATCGTACCTGTCATGCCTGGGTAAGGATACAATTCTGGATTACCAATCTTGTCATTCTCTTTAAATGCTTCGATGTTATCCCATACAGCATCCTCATTCATGTCCTTACAGATGTTTAGGTATGCTTGTCCTTGATCCTTAAGTACATGTTCTAGGATAGTCTTGTACTTTGGATTAGATTTAAAGTTTGCAAAGGCATCATCAGATGCAACTGCTTCTTTACATGCTTCAAGATACTCTACGGCAATCTGATCTTCTGCTTGCCATCCACTACGGTCATCTGTGACAGTAGTTGCAGATACGTCAATAATTTCACTCATGATACTCTAGGTTTTTGATGTCTAAGTGGGTCGATTTGTGCAAAATAATTTCCATACATGTAATCCTCTGCGACTCTCATGCACTGAGCAATCTCAAAGTTTTCTTGTATTACATCTTTCTTGGATTCATAATACTCTGGTGTGAGTTTGTCCCAAGGAATATTATCCCAAGGTTTTTTCTCATCTAGGAAAATGATACCTTCTTGATTGAAGTATTGTGCCACTCCAGCAGTACCATAATACACTGGAATAGTTCCACACGCAAAACAATCTGTCAACTTCTCAGTAAAGTAAGTTGGATAGTTTGCGTTCTCTACTGCAAAGGAGAACATATAATCTCTCAATGCTCTTGACTTTTCTTTTAGTGGTAACTCTTGAGGTAATCCCCAACCAAATAAATCATCGCCACCTTGTTTTTTATAGTATGATTCTACGACTTTGAGGCGACGTTGATGTCCCACTGTATACCCTTTGTTAGATGCGACCATTGAGACGAGTTTTGATTTGCGATAGACTGCCCTATCCATGACCCAAGGAGCAGCGTTAGATAAACAATAGAGAAATTTACCATCAGGGCCAGCCTCAGTTGTGAGTCTCTGATCACAAGTAAAGATACCATCAACACGACTAGCAACAAAATCATAATTCTCCTCTATAAATCTATACTGATCTGGGATAATCTCCCTAGACTCTAACAACCAAATAAATTTTGGTTTGTCGCTATCGTCCTCCAAGACTTTTAGTGCCTCTCCATTTACATAGAGATTCACAAGTCCAGTACCATTACGAATCCATCTAGTATAGACCGACCTATTGTTTGCCGAAGTAGATGGTTCTAATGAATCATTACAATAAAGATTGATAGGAAATTTTGACTCAGGTCCTAGAACAGGAAAGTCAATTCCTGTAGGACTCTTCTTCGCCTTTTCAACTGCCTCTCTTAGTGCTGCCGCTTCGGCATCATACTTATTCATAATCCTTTTTCATCTCCTCAAATACTTTTTTCAAACCTTCTGGGACAGATGTTTTTGGTTTCCAAAACTTCTGGATGAATGGGTCGGGGACGTTCCTAGCATCCTTCTGCACTTCGTCCTTCGACTGTGCTGGAGTAATCGTGATCTCCTTGCCAATACCCGAAAATAATGACTTAATTTCAGACGCAATCTCCAACACAGTTGTATAAACACCAGTAGTAATATGAAGTTCATCGTCAGAATGGAGATCGTGGTATGTCTCCATAACAGTCTCCAGCGCCTCACAACAGTCTTCCGCATAAAGAAATTCCCTCGCTTCGGTTCCGTCTGTCATCATATCTATATCACCAGACTCAAACCCTTTACGGATGAAATCTGTAATGACATGTGCCTTGTCCATGTCTTTCTCAATACCATATACATTCCAGAACTTGACGATCAATCCACCAAGAGACTTGGTATAAAGTTCACCAACTCTTTTCAATACACCATAGGGAGAGTAAGACATATTACTCATCTGTGATGATGCAAATACAAATGGTTTATTGTGTTTCTCAAGTAGACCAAAGGCGTTTGCCATCAATCTTGTATTGTTATCGATGAACTGAAAAGTATGTTGATACTTTTTAAGATAGTGTGATCCTCCCACATCAAAGGCAAGGAAGTACACAAAATCTGCCATATAAATTTTGGCTTCAAGTTCACCATTAGGAATGACTGTCATGTCCTGTTCACTACCATTAGTGATATCAAACTCAAGGACTTCATTCCCCATACGATTAAGGTAGTCAGTCAGATATGCTCCAACTTGACCACCCGATCCTAGCACCAATATCTTACGAGCCTTTTGCTCGTAATACATGTCTTCATAATCCATTTTTGTAATAACAACCTCCATCAAAGCCAAGCAACGGAATGTTTCTCATCAAAATTGACAAGACCTGTACCACTCATGTGTCCAATCTCAGTGACATTAATTTTAGGGAATGTAATTCTATTCCAGAAGTCCTCGATCTCAGGCCACTGAGGACCGATATCATCGAGAAGAACAATACCAGACCATCCTTTCTCTTCTAGGTATTCAAACATCTCTTCCTCTGCCGTTCCGTCATGAGGGTCAACGTCAATCATTATAATAGAAACGTGATCCCAATTCAAGTCATCAGTTCTAAAGTCTTGAATCTTAAACTCAACATTATCTTTTTTGATTCCTTCGGATGCACCCTGCTCAACTAAGTCATAACTAATAACTTTATTCTTATCATTGTAAGATAGTGCAAGGGCAGAACCTCCTGTCCTTGTACCAACATCTAAGATGATAGAATCATTGAACTGTGTAGATAACCAAGAATACAATCGGTATTCACTCTGACCAGCAGTGAGCCAATCATTTGGGTTGAGTGATTGTTCTGCAAGATGTGAAACATCTAGAGAACGGATTGCATCCTTATCAAGTTTGATATTCTTCTTAGTTACTTTTCGCATGTTCTAGTTCCTTTGATGTAATTTCAACTACGCCATGTTGACGAGATTTAATTTGTTCAGTGATCCAAGCATAAGTCTTGGAGATACCTTCTTCAAGAGTCTGTGAATAATCCCATCCAAGTTTCTCACGAATAAGATCGTTGTTTGAATTACGTCCACGGACACCCAAAGGTGCATCAAGTTTGTGTGCCTTTCTAACAACCTTACCTGATACCTTAGCAGCAGTTTCTACCAACTGATTGATAGTAACCATTTCTTCAGAACCAATGTTGACAGGTCCTTCAAAATCAGAATCAATCAACCTACGAGTTGCTTCAATGCACTCATCAATGTATAGGAATGATCTGGTTTGTAAACCGTCTCCCCATACCTCAATAGTTCCTCCTGTGTCTGGTAAAGATGCGACCTTTCTACAGATTGCTGCAGGGGCTTTTTCTTTTCCGCCATCCCAAGTCCCTTCAGGACCAAAAATGTTATGATAGCGAGCCACAGAAACGTCAAGGTTGTAGTTGCGAGCATAGGCAAAATACAATCTCTCCGAAAAGAGTTTTTCCCATCCATACTCTGAGTCTGGATTGGCTGGGTAGGCAGAGTTCTCACGGCAATCAGGATTGTCTGGATCTAATTGATTATGTTCTGGGTACATACAAGCAGAACTAGAATAGAAGATCTTAGTTTTGTTTGTACCAAGTAATCTATTAAGTTGAACTTGTTCGTTCAGAACATTCAAATTAATAGTTGCTGAGTTGTGCATGATGTCAGCAGAGTGTTCATCTGTAAAGATGTATCCAGCACCACCCATGTCGGCAGCGAACTGGTAGATCTCATCAAAAGAATCTCCATTTACATCTAAGACTTGTGCTACAAGTCCTACTTCTCTAAGATCACCTTGAACAAAATCATCGGCAGCACTCATAGAGAAATCGGGGTACTTAATATCAACGCCACGAACCCAATACCCTTCTGATCGTAGTCGTTTTACCATGTGACTTCCAATGAAGCCGCCTGCACCCAATACTAGTGCTGTCTTCTTATCCATACAAGTTTGAAATAAACTTCATCTTATTTATTGTATCAGACTTCAGAGGTTTGTGCAATAATGTTTACAGTTGGAAACCAACCGAGTTCCATCATAGGTTCTACATTTGCACATAACTCGTCAGGTTCGTTGGGAGTTTCCTCCTTGATAGGAAGATGACTCATACCTAAAGACTCAGCAAGATCCAATACAGATGTCATCTGTCCTGTTCCGATATCAATAGTTCCTGTGTATGTACTGGTAATCAAGTAATGGATTGCTCTCACAACATCCAATACATGAATCCAATCTCTCTTATGTCTTGTCAAATATTTTGCAGTTCTTTGTTTCAACATTTCATATAACATATCATCTCTACTTCCTTCTTCTGCCCACACATTAAAAAATCTCATGCCCACACTGTTAGGTGGTGCCATGAGTTCATTTGCTTTCTTTGTGATAGCATAAGGATTCTGCCACCACTCGTGTGCTCCAGCAGAACTTGCATACAATAACCTAACGTTATTCTCTCTACAATAATCAAAGATAGGTTTAGACTTCTCTACATTATTATTCCAGAACTTATGTGGATTATCCACACTATCTCTCAGTGCAGCGTAGGCTGCAAGATGTATAATACAATCCCAATGTTCTGCGAACATACCAGAAGGACCTACAAAGTCTCCAATGTCATCTGGTCTGTCTAATCCTTGAACACCGTATCCAAAAACTTCTCTTAGAGAAGAGAACAGTTCCTTGCCAATAAAACCTTTGTGGCCAGTTATTAGAATTCTAGTCATTTTCTTTTCTTCCTGTGGCGTGCAATCCAATTCCTTGCTGTGTCATCATTAAGAGCTGTGTGTAGGATCTCTCCTTCATATACTATCACTCTTTTGGATTTACCGCATGGTACAGCAGCGTATCCATCTTTAGTAAAGAAACCCATCTTAGTATCCTTATAATAATTATAAGTTGATCTGAGTTCCTTCTCTTCTGGAGTCATCATGTTTTAACTTCAAATGTGAGATGATTATTACAATCCCCAAAGAACTTGCCGTCTAGATTGTAATTGAATGAGATACTATATCTTTCCTCATTAGAAAATGAAGGAGTCACATAGTGATCTAGGTGTGCAGGGAAAAGAAATAGACCACACTCTTCTGGTTCAAATTTTTTCTCAAAACTATTGAGATCATCATAGCCAGTCACGGATGGTTCCCAATGACTAGTGATCCAAGTAGATTGTTTGGTTGTAAAAACAATGTCGCCACTGTTCTCAGGAACCTGTAGATAAAACACTCCAGCAAACTGAGTATTGTTGTGACGATGTTCTGCAATATAATTTCCCTTCGTTTGTAGGTTACCCCAAGAATTGATTCTTTTCAACCCATGTTTTTTCAAATCAAGTTGTAGGGACTTAGCAAACTTATAAACTTCATTCTCAATACTATTTTCCAACAACCTCAACTCTGGACTTGACAATAAATCTGCTTGCAGTTTTGTTGTCTCTCCGTTAGGTCTGTTGACTATATCCATATCTGGTGCCCATCCACATGTCTTTAAAAAATCTAACATGTGTTTCAATTCAGATGGTCTAAAGTCTAAGACAGTTTGATAAACTGGTGTTGGAAATAGAATATGAATATGAGACATCAGTTTGCGTTTAAACTTTCATTGTATTGGTTATCGAGAATCCCTGCTGTGTTTACTTGTTGCAGTCCAATGTTTCCTTGCCACCAACCAGTAGCAATATACTTATCACTCATGGGAGGATTGCCTCTATGTAAGTGAGTATATCCACCAGGCCAAATAAGAATAGTTCCTTTCTTTGGTTTTACTTTTCTCTTTTGATATAAAAATTCTGTCTCTCCACCCTCTTCTACATCATTCAAATATACCATCCATGCCATAGTTCTATTACCTAGATTCCAATTCACATTTTCTGCATGGAATAAATGATATCCGTTAGTGGGTTCTGTCTTTTGAAGTAGACACAGAGAACTTACATAACTGAAATTGCCTAGGTAGGTATATTCATTGATGTAATGAAATAAACAATTAGTGACATACTTCATCAACTGGGAACACTCACTAGGAGAAAATCCATCCAGACATATTTGTTTATCTTTTACATGACTAAAATTTCTTTTAAAATCTGTAAACTCTGCCTTGTCCATGTAGTCTACAAGGAAGTCACAGAAGCGTGGGTCTACTGCGTTCTCAAATATTCCAATAAAGTCATGGAATTCATATTTAATTTCGGTGTCCATTATGTTACCAAAGATTTAGTGGGCAATGTGCTGCACTAAATTTGACCTTATTTACTAAAAAACAACCACACTCTTTACACAAGTGTCGGTCTGGATCAAATCGATTACAGTCTCTACATATATCTATTCGTGCTTTTTTAACCTCATCTGGAACAAGCAAGGTTCCGTCAAAGACGAAACCTTTAACAATATCATAGGCGGTCTTTGATAAGTTAGCCGCCTTCTCTGGTAGAGAAGGATCAGTCATCCTTGATATAACATGGAACCCCAGCTGGGTCTAACCACTTTGTATATTCAAAGTCATCAATGGCAAGTTTGAACTGCATGTAATTATCACATAGATACATGTCTTTGTATCTACCTGAGAACTGATTGTACTTTTGAATACGGTAATCGGGATTACCATTATCCAAGAGTTCTTCCATTTGAACGTACCTATATGGTTCGTTGTGGCATACTACATCAATCATTTAGAAACTCCTAGATCTTCCGCAATCAGACTCATTAGCAATGAATACTCCTGTTCTGGATCCTCATCGCTGAACTCATAACCTTCTCCCTTATAGTACCTCAAAACTTTTTTGTAAATCTTTGGATACTTGAAGTCGAGTGCAAACTCTTGGTCTACTGCTCCCTCCAAAGCATCAAGATTTTTCTTGAACTTAGAAATGAAAGTGGACATTTTCCGATTGTGTTTACGTTACTATTGTAGTCCTGTATTTAGTTTTTGTCAAGCACCGTCATCATGATTCCACATGTGCTCTATATCCTGAGCCTGTCCAGAATCAATAACTGGTTTTAGAATATCCTTATGAGGAACAAGTGCTACCTGTCCATCAGGAGTATCTATTAAAAAGGTCTCTCCAGCTGACGCTCGATCGACCAATTCTTCAAAGTTTTCTTCAAGATATTGAAGTGAAATAACTTGCATTACATTTGCGGTTGTTTAGGTAAATGATCTGTTGATCCTGGCATGTGTGCGCTGTCTTTAGCCGTTGCTGCGTTTACCTCGTTAATATGATCAATCTGATCTCTGTTCTTTAAGAACTCTAACATCTGACTTGCATGTGTGAGTTCAAATGGATCATTAGGTAAGTTGTCTCTACTTCCAACACCATCTGGTGTCTCTTCCTCAAGGTAAACCATCTGAATATTATTTTCAATTAGCATAACCCAACGCCATGCTCTCATTCCCATACCTTTATTGTACATCTTGACGGAACATTGAGTTGCAGCCATTCCACCTTGCTTTGCAAGTCTTAGAACGTATGCTCCATTTCCATCTGGAAGATACTTAAGTTTTTTGATCTTCATGTCTTTAAACCACTTGTCCATCACAAATGAATCGTTCATAGAAACGACATAGATCTCATCAACAACAGTTTCTTTGATGAAGTTGTCATAAAGTTTCTCATACTCCTTGACCATCTCTGTACATGGAGGTGTGAAAGCACCGCACACAGAGACAAGAAGAACATCTTTACCCTCGAACAATGAGTGTACTGATTTCTTCACTAATTTTTTTGATTTGTTATTCCAAAAGAACAACTCTGCATCAGGCAATAAATTCATTTTTCTAATTTACTTTCATGTATAGTATGTATAAGGTTACTCGGAGAGTTCTCTGAGTGCCTCAAGTTTAATAAATTGTTCGTTGAGATTATAGTGTAACTTATAATTTACAGTTGTCAAGTAAAACCCAACAATTTCTGATCCGTCACAACTGTATCCATAGCCCGTAAGTTTTTCATTTACACCATCAATTTTCAATGACTTACCTTTTTCAAGGTAGCTATGGTACTTCTCGTCTAGACTGATCATCGTTCCTCGTAGATTAATTTTTTAACGCCTCTTCTTCGGCGTTCCTCTTGGTATTTTAGATCATCAAATGTCAGAATACCATCATATTTAATAGTTTTGTCATATTCTGTAAGGATTACCTGATTAAGATCGATAGCCCCAACAGTCTCATCAACAACCATCATTTGATTTTCACATCTACAGACTTGAACTTTAGTCGTTGCTCGCAACTCTGTATTACATAGTTTACATCTCGCTTTCAACATTGTCTTCTACCTTCAAAACTAACTCAAACTCTTTTAATATATCAGCTTCTGGATCTTGATCTCTAATGTTACAGTACTCCAACCACCTAAGAGCAGTCTTCTCTGGATCTTTTAATCCCTTTCCACATAAAATAGTGTAAGGTCGATCCTCTAAACTGTTAAATTTTGCTACCAAGTATTCTGCATAATTTCCAATCAAGTGACAGAGATCATCTCTATCAACATCAACTTTATACATCTGAAATTCATTACCATAAACAGAGTGAAACAACCCTGCCTTCACCTCATCTTCTGGTCTTCCATAAGAATACAACATACCAGCCACTCTCATACAATGTGATAAGAGATCGCCTTCCAAATGAGGTATGTGATCTACCCCAAGTTTGACCATGTAGTTTATATATTCATCCATCATCCTGACATATTAATAGTTAATGACAATCTAGGTTCTGGGCTGGCTATGACAGAGTGCATAGTTCCCTCTGGTATGATAAGAATATCTGATGGATCTGCTTCTTTAGTCTGTCCATTGATACTCCATGTGCAAGTGCCATAGATTGGTTTTACTATGACATGGTAGTCGTGATTGTGTGGATCAAAACTTGGTCTATTGAAAACAGTTCCAGCACTCAAATATAGATTAGCATTAGTTTCTGATCCCTTGTATTCAAATAATTTCTGGTCAAGAGATCTAAGATCTGATGTCAGATCCATAACGTTACTCAAGAGACTAGTGAACCCCAGATCAAATAACCTCTTCCATTTATCGAAGATTATGTAACCCCTAGAATCAAAGAATCCATTAGATTTTTTCTGGCACTGATTGATGACCTCAAGAGAAGGTTCTGGCCATCTATATTTTATTTGAAGCAGATCAAGAATACCTTCTTCATCTAAATTTATTTCATGTGATTGTATAATATCTGCCGCCTCTTGAAGATACGGCATAGGATCGGGAACAGGTGGTCTCTGCCACTGTTGATAACTATTCAATATCCTCTCTCCATTCTTCGTAGAAAGCTACCGCTTCCTCATAGGCACCTTGATCGTACAGGTCATGAATCCTGTCGATGATATAATCTTGTGTAAGTTTCTCCTCTTCATAATCTTGAGTGAATTGGAAGAGATCGGATTGAAATGAGGGGTCAAGCATCGAAATAGTCCTTTCGGTAGTAACGTCCTAGAACATTAGAATTATAGTAGGCAGGCTCTCCATTGTCAAGAGCCTCAGTCAACACGTTATTTAGAAAGAGTTGTCTGGTCTCCTCATAATTTGTTCTTCCGAGGGTTCTATGTAGGGATATGATCTCTCTGGAAAAATTGGTCTTTCCATATTCGGATACGTCGGCTTTGAGCTCGGGGGATGATCCATAATATTTCTTCCAGTCTGACTCAGAGGTAACTCGTCTCTTACCTCCCTTAGGCTTTCGTTTCTGTACGAAATATTTTCTACCGATGTACTTCTTGCCTGTTGTCTTATTAGTAATGAGGTAGACGTAACCGAAGAAATCGCCAATGTCGTCAGAAGTAAAAGGTTTACCCTC